TCACTGGAACCCGCCCTTTTTCAGCGCGTCCAGAAAGCCCACCGCATGCATGGCGATCATGCTCGCCCGGTCATTGCCGTTGACGATCCGCCGCGCCTTGGTGAACTGGTCGGTCGTGGGCGCGGCGGGATCGAGGTAATCGGCCAGCGACTTGCCGGTGAACGCCCCCTGCAGCATGCCCGTCACCAGAATTTCGGCGGCGATGCGCGGCTGCAGCGCCATGTCGAAATCCTTGAGCAGCGCGCCATTCAGCCCCAGCGCCCTGTCTGCCCATTCGTAATTGTAATCCCATGTCAGCTGGACAAAGCCGCGGCCATATGGGGCCTTCGCATATTTGGCGGGCTTGCCGTATTCCTTGCCATCGCCCTTGCCCCATTCCTCCTGCGGCAGGAAACGGCTCTCATGCCATGCGGTGGCCAGCACATAGGCCATCCACCCGATCGGCAGCACCGCGCCCGCCTGCAGGATCAGATTGACGCTATCGACCTGTGCCTGCCCCATGCCGCCGGTGATCTTGCGCACCGCGTCATAGAACGCGCCCGGCCTGGTCAGTGCATGCGTCCCCGCCACCTTGCCCGCGCGCGGCACGCCCAGCGCGTCGAGCAGATTGTCGAGCGCGAGGATATTGCCGCTATCCTCAAACACGCCCTGGGGCGCGGCCGCGCGCACCGCATCGAAAATCGCTTTCCTCGGATCAGTCATTATCGGCCCCCTCGCTATGCTTGCGCTCCACCGCCTGCTCCGCGATCGCGCCTTGCGTGCGGTTGCGTTCCTCGCCCAGCTGCGCATCCAGCTCGGCCTTGGTCACAAGCCGCAGGCTGGTCGCCCAGGCGGCCTTGCGCTTCACCCATTCCTCGATCGGCTGCAGGATCGGTTCGCCCACCAGCCCGACGCCCAGCCCCAGCATCAGCGCCAGCGGCAGCATGAAGGGCGCAGGCGTGCCCACCGCCACCATCAGCAGCGCCAGCGCATAGGCCGCGATCCACAGCGCGCCCGCGCTCATGGCCACGCCAAGTATGGCGCCTTCTTCTTTCGCTTTCAGCAAGCGGCCGAGCTGCGCGACCTGTCCCATGATGCAGCTGCCGATCACGATAAACGCCAGCTCCGCGCTCGACAGCGCGGGCGCGGCCAGCCCGACGCCGACGCCGCTCACAGCCCCGATTAGGCTGGTCTTGGCGGGTGCCAGCTGCATCACCGCAGCACCATGACCCATGCCATGCACCAGAGCGTCCAGAGGACGCACCAGCCCAGCTTCCAGCGCGGATGGGGCGCAAGCCGCATGACGAACATCACCAGCACGATCAGCGCCAGATAGACGCGCGCAAACTGCATCCACGGCGCGTCATGCCATTGTAGCAGCCCGCCGAAGAACGGCGGCAACAGGTCAAGCCGCAGGATCGTGCTGAGCATGCCGGCAATCGCCGCGCCGCCCAGCGTCAGCCCCATGGCGCACCACCATAGTTCGGTTGGCGCCGGGATATCGGGCAGCGGCGCACCCACGCGGGAGATGATACTGGCCCGCGCACGGCAGGCGATCCGCGCCAGCGCAAGGAACACCAGCACCGCCGCCACGCCCACCAGCGCGAAATAGCCTGCGATAATCAGCTTCGCCATCATGCCCGCACCGATAGTCATGCCGCAATCTGCCCAACGCCTTTCCAGACCACCTTCTTGGCGATCCAGATCCAGTCGACGGTGCCATCGCTGACGGTCCCGCTGGGGTGCACGGGCGCGCTGGCGCCCGCAGTGCCGCCCGTGACCGTCATGTAGACTTCGGCCCCGTTGTAGACGACGGCACCGGCCGCATAGTCAGCGCCGCTCACCCACTGCTGTTCGGTCGCCCACCCATCATTCGTCGCGATCAGGCCCATATATCCGGATGCCGCCGGCGCATTCGAAAACAGGATCGTCCCATGCACAATGCCGCCGATTTCAGACTGTTCGCCATCGGCATCGGGCCAGCTCTCGCTGATACGGTTCAGCCGGAACCTGCTATTTCCCTCAAAGCGGACGCGGGCAGCGCCCCTATTGCTTGAAAGATCGGCGAAGGTGCCATCGACCAGCACGTTATCCTTGACCAGGTAATGGGTGTCAGCGGTGTGGCTCGACCCCTGCCGCGCATAGATCGCCAGCTCGGTTTCCACGCTACCGGTTCCGCCGAACGATATCTGGTTGCCCTGGCAGCGGTTCCAATTGCCGCCTGAAGCGAACTCATATCCCACGATCGCGGCCGTTCCGGCTGGCTGGGCAGCCAGAATAACGAGATGGTTGTCCTTGATCGTTCCCATCGCGCGCAAAAGGTGATCGCCGGCATAGGCAGCGTTCGTGAAGTCGAGCGTATTGCCATCAACGATATGCTTGGCCGACGACCCGGTCAGATCGATGCGCACATTGCGCATGTAATTGGAACGCAGGGTGAAACTGCGGATATCCTGATCGGCAGCCAGAATACCCAGATCCTCGGCGGTTCGATATTCGAACGCATTATCGGCCACCAGCACCGTATGCGCATCGTCACCCGTCGCGAAGCCTGCGGTGTTCGCGGCAAAAAAGGTCCAGCCACGGCGGAAATAAAAGCTCGCAATGGCGCCCGATCCGACCACCGCGCCATATGCTTCCGATCCGTCCAGCTCGAAATTATCGGCGTCGATTTTCGTAATAGACCAACAAATGTCGCCCATTGCCGCCAGTGATCCGGTTGCGCTCGCCGCCGGGATCCAGATCTTTTGTCCGGTCATCATGCGGTGCCCGGCGATCGTCATGCGCACCCGGCTCGCAGTACCTGCGCTCAGGCTGGTCGGCGACCGCGATGCCGAATAACCGACCTCACCATCCTCAAAACCGACATTGCGTGCCTCCAGCGTCTGGACGCAGCTGTTGCCGGAAAAGACGATATTCTTCGCCGCGTAAAAGATCGACAGGCAGAAATTGCCGGCATCCTGCACATGGTTGCCCACGATCGTGCAGTTGAAACACCCTTCCATGTCATAGCAGGTATCGGTGATATTCTTCGCGGTGTTGCCAGTAACAGTGATCCCATCGCCGTTGTTACCGTAGACCGCGCCATTGACGTAATCGAAGTAGTTCCCGGTGATCGCGACATTGCGCACGCGTCGGCGCATCCACGGCTCGCCGCCCTCGCTGACGGGTCCCCCGCCGCCCCACCAGCTAACCTTGCCACCCCGGCAGACGTTGCCGGTGATCGTCACGCGCTGCGCGAATTCCAGACGAGCCAGCGTCCCATTGTAACGCCCGCTGTCGTGCAGGCATCCGGCCAGCACGATATCGCAGGAAAGATCATCCGCATTCTCGGCCGAGGAAAAGCCCGCCGTCACGGCAGGATCCACGCCGACGCCCTCATCGCCCGACACCCCGGTGGTGTGGTCATAGATCCCGTTCAGCTGCGCGCCATGCTTGATCGAAAGCAGCGAATAATTCGTGCAATCGATATCGCGCACAACCAGCCTACGCACATTGTGCAGCGCGATTGCCGTCGCTTCCTGCACCGCCGCATTGGCGATCGTGAAATTGGCAAAGAGAATATCCGTATGCCAGCTCGTGAACTCGCTGCCGCCAGCGATGGCCGGCGTTTCGAACAGGCCGGTATCGGCATTGACATTGCTGATCTTCGACCGCTTGCGATCGAGGCCAACAAGCGACTTGCCCGACGGCACGACGATCGCATCATCGAAATGCACGGTCCCGATCGGGAAGATGACCACGTCGCTGATCGCCAGCGCCTCGACCATCGCCGCATCGTTCGCGGCCGTCGCTACCGCATCGTCGATCACCGCGCCCAGCTGGGTCAGCAATACGCCGCGCGACACGTCGAGGCGGAAAAACCGGCCATCCTCGGCGGTAAAACACGACAGCGGATGCGCGGCGGCATAGGCCGCATCCAGCGATGCATCCGCAACATATTCGGCCATGCCCACGCCGATCGCTCCATAGCCGGCGCTGCGCACGCGGTCGGTCCCGGCAGGGATCGCCTTGCCTTCCAGCGCTGCGAACAGCCCGACACTTTCCACGTTGCCACCCGGATCGCCCTTGGCGATGGCGGTCAGCTGGGCGCGCAGGATGTCGACCACGGCGGCCGCCCCCAGCGCCGCAGGATCGCCGTCATCGGTAAAGCCCAGCAGCCGCAGCCTGCGGTCGGTTGCCTTGCCCAGCGAAAGACCCCCCTCGCCCTCGGGCATCAGGATCGCGCGCGCGGCAAGGTCGCTCCGCGCGACTTCCTGCTCCTGCGCGATCATCATGTCGCGATCGAGCGCGGCCTCATGCGTTTCGGCCGGGAAATCGTCGGTGGCCGTGTAATTGGCCGTCTGCGCCTTTTCGGTCTCGCGCCAGATCCGCAGCTTGGTCCCGGTCGCGGCGGGCGCGGTAACGCTCAGCACGCCGCCATCGTCGGTCTCGCCGCCCGACTGGGTGAAATCCACACCGCGTACCAGCTCGGCAACGGATCCGTCCGCGAAATAGCGGCGCGCTCGCAGAGAGGTCGCGTCGAAGCGGAAGCCAACGGCAAACACCTTGGTGACGCCGTTTTCCTGATACTCGACGCGCGGGGTCTTGGCCGCAACGGTCATCGTCCATTCCTTTCCGTGATATTGCCCATATCGGGCGCGCGCTCGGGCGTGGCGTCGCCGGGCGCCCACCAGTATTGGGTGCCCTGTTCGTCGGCCCAGCGGTCCATCCGCTTCCAGCTCTTGCGGTAATCGGGGTCCGCCGCTTCATAGAGCTGGTCGGCCACCATCCGGTCGAAGGCGAGACTGAGGTACCAGAGCGACTGCCCCGGGATCAGCGAGCTGCCTTCCTTCACCGCCTTGGCGGCAGGCTTCTTCGAATGCGCGATGTTCAGAATGCCATCGACATCCTGCGCCATCGGCCCCGCCAGCGTCTGGGTGATGCCGCCACCGAACCGGCTATTGGCGCTGTTGACGAAATCGCCGAAAATGCCGAGCCCGCCGCCCTGCAGCATCGAGGCCAGCCAGAAATTGCCGTCGACCTCGCGCGGGTCGCGCCCGGCGGCGATATCCTTTGACAGCACCGAGATCCCGCCGATCACCGTCGAAAGGCCGACCAGTCCCGCGGCATAGCCTGCGCCCTTCCAGCCCCCCGCCTCCATGATGCGGCGGCCGTGCATCAGCGCGATCGACACACCAAAGCCCTTGAACTGCGCGGCCGAACGGATCAGCTCGCCCGGGATCGTGCCCTTGGGCGCAACCGAATTCATGACCGCGCGGGTGCGCAGATCCGGCACCGGTACCGCGTAATCGGTCTCGGTCAGCACAGCCTCCAGCAGCCGGTCGCCCAGCTCGCGATCGGCGATCGTGTCAGGCTTGATCCAGGGCACGCCCTTTTCCATGACCGTCGGCGTCGCGCGGATTGCGTCCCACCCGGCGGCATCGATGCCGTAACGCTCCAGCGAGCCGCGAAAGGCCGGGTGCAGATTGTCCCAGCTCTTCCCCGCCTCGGCCGTGACATGGCCGAGATATTCCATGCCGAATGCCCAGCGCCCGGTCTGCGTCCAGCGCGACAGGCCCGATACGCGCAGCACCCCCTCGGCCAAGCGGCGCGATACTTCGCCCGTCAGCTCCTCGGCCAGATAACGGTTCTGCGACGCGGTCCGGCTCGACCATTCATCCGCGATCAGGCCAAGCCGCACGGCTGCCAGCTGGTCCGCCTTCGACCCGGGCCGGAACAGCTTCATGTGATCGGTGACACTGGATGCGATCGACAGCCCGTTGAACGCGCGCGTCGTCATCGAAAACGCCTGGTCGGAAAAGCCCGACAGGAACGCCCCACCCAGCTTCGCCGCCGTCTGCAGGCTGCGCAGCGAGGAAAAAGCCAGCGCCAGCTTGCGACTTTCGGGTCTGCTGTTCTCGCCCTTCAGCTCGCGCCACAGCCGGTCGATCACCGCCGCGCCCTTGTGCGCCGCCTCGGGTGCCGCGCTATTGGGCGCCTGATCGATCTTGGCGCTCTTGTCGATCGATCCTTTGACCCAGTCGATCGTCGCATTGGGATTGGGGCCCAGCACTTCCATCATGGCGATGTCGCGCGAGAGCATGTCGATATGCCCCATCATCGCGTCGAACGCATTGCCTGCCCCGAATGCTTCGGAATAGGCCATCCAGTCATCGGCCGACCGGAAGACGAAAAACCGCGCATCGCCGCGCTGGTTGGCCATCGATTTGCCGCCGGCCGCGCCGGGGTTCTCCACCTTGTTCATGCCGTCGCTGCGGATCGTCTCGAAGATCTCGCGCAATGCACCATCCAGCGCCTCGGGCGTGAAAGGCTGGCCCGTCGTCTTGTCGATCATGCGCTCGGGATCGAGGCGCGGCAGGATCTCGGCGCGCCACGCATCGAACCCGGCCTTGCGCACCGCCTGGCTGTCATGCGCCTGCGGCAGGCCCCAGCGTTCCAGCCTGCCGATATCGCCGCCGGCGGCGTTGAAACGCATGCGCAGCATCTCGGCCGCATCGGACCATGCCTGCGCCAGCTCGCGCGCGCTGGCATTGCCGGTATTCTCGCCAAACAGCTCGCGCACGATATCGGATAGCTGCGCCTTGTTCCGCACCTTGCCAAGCAGGTTCGACGAATGATCGGCAAGCAACCGGTCGATCATGCCATGCGCGCGGCCGCGCACCGCCTGCCAGCGCCCTTCGACGTTGGAATAGCCCGCCTTGCCATCGCGCCCCAGCAGCGCCGCCCCGGCGCGCGGATCGATGGGGCCATCTCCGCTGCCGCCGGCATAGCTTTCATGTCGGCAGAGATCCGCGCCTGCGTATCGAGCTGCAACCCTGCCAGGAACTTGCGGCGCAGCGCCTGCGCCTCCAGCGCCGCGATCGCTTCCTCGCTCGCCTGGCTGGCCGCGGCGGATGCGCCCATCTGGTTTTTCAGCGCATTGAAGCGCTCGGTATAGATCCGCTCGGCCTCGCCCGCCTGCCCCTTGCGGATGCGGCCCTCGGCGACCAGCCCAACGATGCATTCGCTCAAACTCACGCCATGCCTCCCGGCATGCAGCCCTTGATCGCGGCGATATCGGCATCATCGGCCTCGAGCTCGTCCAAGATCTCGCGCGCGCTGCGCTCGCCCTTGCCGTCGCCCAGGTCGAACTTCGCATCGGGCTCGGCCTCCATCCGCATGCGGATATCGTGCCAGGTGCTGTCCATGGCGCGGGCGACACCGGGCCCGGCGGGATCGTCGAAATCCTCCAGCGCGCGCGGCGTCTTGGCGGGCGCCGCTGCGGCAGGTCCATTGCGCACCGGCGCGGCTTCGCCTATATCAGCAGAACCCTCGCGACGGGCAGAGCCGGGCCCGTCTGCATCCGGCATCCGTCCAGCTCTCTTGCCGGGCGAGGGCTTCCACTCCGGATCGAATGCAGTCAGCAGCCAGCGGCGCTCTGCCCCGTGCCAATCTTCCGAAATGGTCGCATGGCCCCGCGGTCCCTCCAGCTGGATCTTGGGGCGTCCGCGCTGGGTCGTTCTTGCCACGACCTTCATTTCCGAAAGGCGCTGGGGAAGATCATCGAGGATGCCTTCGTGGCCATGCTTGGCCTCGATATGCGCAATCCCGCTGCCGCCCTTGAAATCGCGCGCGGCATCACCCGGCTTCCCCCAGACGAAATCTATCGTGCCGATTTCGGGATGATGGAACGCGGCATTCACCTCGCCGTCGCGTTCGCGCAGCAGCTTTTGCACCGCCTCCTGCCCGATCCGGTTCCACGTCACCATCGGCTCAGACAGGCCCAGTGTCTCGGCTTCCTGCGCCGCCTGCGCCACCCGCCAGCTATTCGTATCGGGAAACAGATCGCGCTGCAGCGGCGGCACGGGCGCAGCCGCCTCGATATCTGCCGCCCAATCCGCTTCGCTGCGCGGCGCGGCCATCTCTTCGTCAAGCCGGGTCCGCGCGGCATCGATATCGGCGCGCTCGGCCTCCAGCGCTCGCATCATGTCGCCATCGCCTTCATCGGCGATGCGCCCCGGCGCACTGGCCGCCGCTTCGCCCCGGCGCAGGCCCAACCGCCCCTCCAGCTTGCGCAGCCGGTTTTCCCAGCCCTCGGCATATTTGCCGTATTTGGCCGGGTCTTCGCGAAGCAGCCTTGCATATTCGGCGCGGCGCAGCGCGATCATCTTGGTCGGATCGTCCGCTACCTCCAGCAGGCGCTTGGCAAAGCCCGGGCCATGATTTATCGAGGCATCGATCGCCACCTCGGCCACGTCGCCATTACGGCCGGCGAGATCGAGCGGCGCGACATATTTCTCGCGGTAGATATCCATCGCCGCCGCACGCGACAGCCGCGCGACATCGATGCCGGGATTGGCCTTCGACGAAATGCCCCAGCGGGTAACGCCGCCCGTATCGGAAACGACCTTGCCGCCACCTTCCAGCGCATCGACCGCGAAATTCAGGAAACCGTCGACATCAAGCTCGCGCGCGGGGCGCAGCGGCGCGGGCTTCGCGCGCGGCGCCAGCGGACGGCCATTGACCAGCGCATCCTCTGCCTGGCGCAACCGCGCCTCATGCGCGGCATAGCCCTCATAGGTGCGCGCGAACGGGCTGGCGTCATCGATGTCCGCCTGCCGCACCAGCACGTTCAGCGCCGCCTGCTGTTCGGGCGTGCGGACATGTTCAGGCACCGCATCGGCAAAGGCGCGGGCCAGATCGCGATCGGCGAACACGCCATCGATCATCTCGCGCACGGGCCGCATCGCGTTATAGCCGGCCCGGTCGATCGCGGGCAGCGCCTTGGCACCGCCCTCGATGCCCCCGCGAAACACCATCCCGCCAGCGCCCGCCATGGCGATCCGGGTCGCCGCCTCGCCCAGCGTCAACTCTTCGCCCATGGCGGCGCGCGCTTGCGCAGTGCCGGGAAGTGTCGCCGTTTCGAGCGCGGCATTGACCAGCCCTTCGGTCAGAACCCGCTGGGCTACGGTTTTGCCGCCACCGCCGATGACCAGCCCCGCGCCGTTGACCGGGTCGGCAAACGATCCGACCATCCCGCCTGCGAACCCGGCGACCATCCCGCCGCGCGATACCGTATCGAGGTCGCGCGAACGCGCATCGCCGCGTCGCAGCGCCGTGCGCTCGAATTCCTCACGGGTTTTGGGCAGTTCGGAAAAGGCTGCGGGATCAGACTTGCGCGCCCGCTCGACGGCGCGCCAGATCGCCTTGCCGTCCCACACCTCGTCATCGAATGGCACCAGCGACTGCGCGATGGGGCTGCGGGCATAATCCCAATAGCCCGATCCATCGCGCTCGCGCAGCGCACTGACGACGGGCTGATAGGCATCGTTCAGTCGGTGATCCTGCACGAACCAGCTGTCGTCCGCGACGCTGCGCATGCTGGCGCCCGCTGTTTCCATCAGGCTCGGAGCATCGCGCGTATCGCCGCCGATCGCGCTGGGCAGCACCGTCTGGTCCTGCCGCCGCGTCAGCGTGGAAAGGACGCCCGGGCCGCTCATTCGGGCACCTTGATCTGGCTTACATACAGCGAACCGTCGCGCGCCTTCAGGCGGCGGCCATCAGGCGCGATCCAGTAATAGCGGCCTGCACCCTGATAGACCGGATAGGCCCGCTTGATGTTTGCCGGGCTGCCATCGGGATTGACCGGCGGGTTCTTGCTGCGGCGAACGTCGGCGACCAGCGCCTGCGCCGCCTGCATCGGCGTCATCGTCTCGGGCACCGCCACCCGGTGTTCGCCCCATGTGCCCAGGCCGCCATATTGCACGCCGTTGCGGCGCTCCCCGCCCATCGCCGCCATGACGGCATTGTTCAGGAAATCCTCCCCGATACCGTCGACCGATGGCAATGTGTGCTTGGTCAGCTGCCCGGCGATCAATGCCCGCCCGGTTTCCCGCACGCTTTCGACCTCGGCCGGCGAAAACTCGCGCAGCGCGCCGCGAAGACCCGCATCCCACTGCGCCAGCAATTCTTCGGTATCGGGATCTTCCGGCTTCATCAGCGCCGGGTTCGCCTTGATCGCCTCATAGCCCGCGCGCACCATCCCGCGCACATGGGGCTGCAGCATGGAAAGCCGCTGGAACAGCTGATCGTCCGGCAACACCTGCCGCGCCGCATCGGCCCGAGCGAAAGCATCGGGGATTTCGTCGAGGATCTCCATCACCTGCGCCTGCCCGCCCGCATCGCCGGCATTGGCGCGCAGTTGCTTCGCCTCGGCATTGGTCATGATCGGGATCGGGCGGCCATAGGCGCGGCTCGCCGTCTCGGCCCATTCGCTGCGCGCCTGCCAGCTATCGCCCGACGTCATGTCAAGCGCGGGCGGCTTCAGACTGGCCGGCGCGTTCTGCGCCGCGAAAGCCACCGGGTCACTCTCGAACTTGCCGTCGAGCGCGGACTTGTGATCGCCCAGCCATTTCAGCTCGCGCTGTTCGTCAAGGCTCGGGTTTTCCTTCGCCTCCAGCTCGGCCGCACGGCGCTCGCGCACCAGCGGGGCCTGCCCTTCATAGACTCGCGCGAAATCGCGATTGGCATCCATGCCGTCGAGGTCGAGCGCGACATCGGGCATGCCCAATGCCTCGGCCTTCTGGCGCAATTCGTCGAGCGGGCCGGTATCGATCCCCTGGCTGTCCGCTTCCTTGGCGATCCTGACGGCGGTGCGCAGTGCCGATTTCTCACCCTCGATCGCCGTCTTCGCCGCATTCGCGCGCGAGCGCAGCTCGACCTCGGCCGAGCGGCGGATCTGCGACAGCTTGCCCGGATCGATGAAATCATAGGCCCCGCTGTCGATCAGCCCGATCGCCACATCGGGATTATCGTCGACCCGGCCCAGCAGGAAGTTCTCGCCGGCCCCTTCCTGCTCTTCGCGGCGCAGACCTTCCTTGACCTGTTCGGGCACATGCAGCGCATCGATGCCCTGCAGGCCATAGCTGACCTCCGCCTGGTAATCCTCGGGGCTGTCGAGGCGCCGAATGCGGTTGAACCGGATATCGCGTGCGTCGCGAAAATCATCGGTCGCACGCTCGGCGGTATGCACCGTTTCCCAATCCGCTTCGCCGGTGCGGAACCGCACCCCGAAATCGTCGAACTGAGCTTGGGCGCGGCGCAATACATCAGGATCGGTGATCCCGTCGAACAGCGCTTCGCGGCCCGCTTCCCACGCCTCGCCCATGCGCTCGGCATGGTTGTCCGCCCCGCCATTGCGGCTCTCGCGCGCCATGCCGCTGGCATTCTCGCGCGCCGATCCGAACCGGCTCTGCCATTCGGCCCACTGGCTGTTCTGCCGCGCCTCGACCTGCAGCCCCTGCAACCGGTCGCCCAGCTGCGCCATGCCGCGCCCGACGCCCGCCCCGAAATCTTCCGGGCTGGACAGCACCGCCCGCTGCGCCCGCGCGGGGCCCAGCTGGCGCTCATATCGGGTCGGCTGCACCGCCATCAGCTGCTGCCCGCCTTGGCCGGACTGCCCCAGTCGGCACCGGCAGCGGCGGACCCTGCGGACAATATGCCCTCGATCAGCGCGAACTTGCCGCGCCGCTTTTCCTGTTTCGCCTGGGCTTTCAGGCCGGCCGCGCGGCCCTGCGTTTCCCGGCGGATCGTCAGCACGTCCATGGCGGCATTGATCTGGCTCTGTTTCAGCGCATTCAATGCGGTGCCGCTGCCGCCCTCGAAACCATTGGCAAAGCTCGCCGCCACCTGCTCGCCGATCTTGCTGCGCGCCTCGGCACGCGACTGCAGCTCGCGGTCGGCACCCTCGCGCATGGTGTCGCGGCGCTCGGCCATCAGGGCCTTGGAATTGGCCTTGCCAGCCTGATATGCGCCGATGCCCTGAATGACACGGCCGCCGACGGCTAGCGCTGCGGGAATGGCGGCGACCATCAGGCGATCCTTTCCAGCAGCATGTGCGTCTCGCACCCCATGCCGTATTTCCTGAGGACGTGGACGGGCTGGAACCCCATCATCATCGCCCAGCGAATTTCGGGAGTGAGGGCCTGCGGCGATGACAGCGCGGCGGTCAGCACCGATGCATCGATATCGGGCAGCAGGGCCATCAGCGGTTCGGCATCGGCGGCAGGCGCAATCGCCTCGATCCGCGCCAGCGGCGATGTATCGAGGCGGCGGCGCGCCTCGCGCGTGATCGCCAGGTGATCGGCGCCCAGCCCCTCGGCGAATATCGCCCAGGCCACGCCATGGGTGCCGGGAAAGGTCTCGGCCACGCCCATCACGCCGATAACCCGGCCATCGCGCAGGAATGCCGCCGTGGTCTGCTGGCTCGCCAGATCCTCCGCTTCGTCATCGGAAATGCGCGCGATCGGCACGCCCAGCTGCATCGCCTGCGACGGCTGCGCCGCGATCTCGCGGACATGATCAGCGCAAAGATCCACGACCTCAAGCATCGCGGTCATCCACGTCGATTTTCAGAATGGTGCTGGCGATGATCGCGGGCAGCGGATCGGCGCTGGTATAGATCACCTGCCCCTTGCGATCGTGCTGCGCATCGACCGGTCCCGACGTATCGCCCGAAAACAGCCGCACCGGCGCGTTCATGCCATCGGCGGGATTGCGGTCGAGCAGATATTGCGGGTCATAGCCGCCCGGGCTGCCCGCTTTCAGGCCGAACGTCTCCAGCACGCGCGCCACGACCTTGACCAGGCGCTGGATGCGGCCCTGCATCGTGCCGTCGCGCAGCTGCCGTTCGGGCGGCAGGGTAATCGCGGTGGCGGTATAGGGCAGGCCGACGATCAGCGTATAATCATCCGCCGGCGCGTTCGGCACGTCGAGCTCGCCCGCGCTCGAAACCGTCAGCCCGTTGACCACCGCGCCATTGCGAAGCGCGGCAATGCTCTTTCCGGCCAGATGCACCAGCCCGGAAAAATGCGTCTGCCCACCCGTTGCCGCGATCCGCACCCCGCCATCGACGTAAAAGCTATCGGCGGCATCGTCGCCCAGCTCGCGCCATGCGGTCTGGCGCCAGATCTCTTTCTTCACGCCATCGGCGCGGGTCCGCTCGACCAGCAGCCATAATTCGTCCGTCTTGCCATCGGCGCCGACGACTGAAACCGCCGACAGCGCGCGCGCATCGCCGCCCAGCACGCGGCGGGCGAAGCCCTTCATGTCGAGCCGCGTATCGGGATGCACGATCAGCTGGCCATCGGCCCGCACGGCATAGACCAGCGCATAGGGAATGCGCTGATAGGCCAGCTGCACCAGCCCGCCCGCCGTGATGTGCCGCGCCGATGCGGTGATGTCGTCCGCGCGATATCGATCCGAACTGAAATCGTAATTGGCCGAACGCAGCCGCCGCCCGCCGCGCTCGACGAAAATGGTCTGCGCGCCCACCTGCACCGGGGCGATCTGCTCGCTGCCATAGAAACTCTGCGGCTCGGCCGAGATATTCTCGCCCGACAGCGCCGCATTGGGATTAACCGCCGATACCGCCAATTCGCGGCTCGCGGTGCCCAGGATCATCGCCTTGCGGTCGCCCGCGATCCACAGCGGCGGATCCTCGGCCGACAAGGTGCGGCGAAAGGCAAGATCGGTCTCGACCGATCCGCTATTGGTGCGGGCCGAAAAATTGACCGTGCCGCCGCCATAATCGCCGACGACCGATCCGACGATATCGAAATCCTTGACGTGGATCTGCCGCCCCGCCCAGTGCAGCACCAGCGAAGGCCAGCCCTGCGCATTCGAAAACGCCTGATGCGCCCAGCGATAGCTGGGAACGCTGGTCAGGCTATCGGCCAGCCTCTTCTGCACCGTGCCCGTGGCGCTGGTACCGCTGGCGACCGCCGTGATCTCTACCACGCCCTGCCGCTCGTACAGGAACGTCCACTTGATGCCATAAGGGCCTTTGTCATTGACCAGATCGTTCTTGTTCGACCCGTCCCATGCCGCACCCTCGCCATGCGTCGGTACGACAGAACCGGTCGTACCGGCGGTCGCCGCCTGATAGACCTTGCCATCGGATCGCACCTTGTCGCCGATCGACACGCCTTTCATGCCCGGCTCCCACGCGGGCACGTCCGAATAATCCTTGGCCTCGATCTCGATCAGCGCGCCGACATGGCCAGCCTCGAAAATCGCACTATTGGCGGTGATCGTGATGCCGCTGCCTGTCGTGGCGCTGACCGTAACCGTCTTCGCTTCGTCGGTATTCTGGTCAAGGAACGGGCCGTTCTTCAGCGCCGAATAGGCATGGCTGAAACTGGTCGCGCCCGTGCGCAGCAGCGCCGCCGGCGCATATCCGGCATGATCGATATACAGCCGGTCATAGCTTTGCTGGAACGACAGGAACGGGGCCTCGGCGGCGGCATAGGGCACTGCCACCTCGACCGGCACCCCCGGCGCGCTCTCGATCCGGCCGCCATTGGTGAACAATCGCAGCTTCTGCTCCGACCATTCCAGCACATATTCCTGCGTGATCGAAAAGCGAAACGCCGACAGCCAGCGGCTCGCATCGTCGGCATCGCGGATATATTCGAACCCCGGCGCCTTGACGATCGGCCCTTCATTGACGGGCACGAAATTTTCGCACTTTTCCAGCGCATAGGGATAGATGTCGAGATCGACGCGGCCCGACAGCATCGGGCTGATCTCGCCGCCCACGAAACCGGCGATCAGATGGCGGATCGTCGTCACGAGGAATAATCCTCCTCGCGATAGCTGCCCGGCACCGGCCCGCTATACCCGGCAAAGCGCGCGGTCACCCACTCGCTTTCTTCCATTTCGATCGGCGGGTTCTCGCGCGCATCAACGCGGTTGGCCGCGCTGACCGCCATGCGCCAGCCCTGAAAGGCCGCATTCTCGTCAAAGGTCGAACCGACGATGCGCGGCCCCGCCTTCCATGCAAGCCGCCAGGCAAAGGCATCGGCAAAAGCCGCATCCCATGTCGCGGGATTGGGCATGTCGACCAGATAACGCACATAAAGCGGCGCGGCGGCATCGCACAGGATCTTGCCGCCCTCCAGCTGATAGCTGGCCCGGCCGGGATCGTTCAGCACTTCCAGCAGGCGCAGACACTTGGCGGGCAGCGGATAGGCAAACTGGAATGGATAGGGGACTACGCCGGCGTCGGCGGCCAGCGCATCGCGCATGACCGCGAAATTCCACGCCCCGTCGCGGATCGCGCCCTGCCGCTCGATGTCCCAGATCTCGCGCAACGTGCGCGGCAGCGGGCGATCGTCCAGCTCCGCATCGGTGACGCGCGCCTCGGTGCCCATGCGCACCGCCGCCGCGTTGAAGATCGCCGTCTTGTCCGCCACGCGCTACCCCTCCGCGCGCGTCAGGCTACGACCGGCGGCCACTCCCCGCGGTGGATCGTCTCGGTGATCTTTTCGATCATCACCAGCGCCTCGCCCTTGGTCAGATTGGTGGCATCGATGTTGATCGATATCGTCTCGCTCGAGGCTTCCGCATCGCCAGCCTCGGGCTGAACCGCGCCAACATCGGTCTGGCCCTGCGTCATCGTGAACTTGGTCTGCGGCATGGGTGCCTCCAAATCTCAGGGAAAGGCGGCGGGGGCGCTGACCGATCGACGCAGCTGGCGCCCCCGCCTGGGGCAGGACCGGCACCGCTTCCCCAATGCCGGTCCTGCCTATCGGTTACCGGGTCAGAGCCCGGTGCATTCGATGTCGAAGGTCAGCTCGGTACCGGCCGCGATCGAGGCTGTGCCAACGGTCGCATACAGATCCTCCTCGTCGCCCGGCGTGTCGTCGAGCGTCGAAGCCTTCGGGCCCAGCATGGTGGGCACGTCGGTGGCGGTAAGCGTCTTGGTCGCCACATATTTGTCGGCGGTATCCGCCGTGCCGATCGACACGGTGGAGGTGCCAAGGCTGGTACCGGTGCAGAGCTTGATCGCGGTGACCTTGTAGCCCGCCGGTTTCTTGCCCAGGAACACCTTGTCGCCCGATGCCCAGGCGGTGCCGGTAACCTTGCTGGCAAGGATCGAACGGCGCTTGGCATTGACTTCGCGGCCATCGGCCTTGTTGGGCGGAATGACGGTGCCGTCGGCCACGCCGGTCTGCTGTTTTGCATAATGGGTCGCCATCGCCTTAGCCCTTCACGTTCAGGAGGATGCCGGACTGACCGGCCTGGGTGCGGGTGCAAGATGCGGTCGTGCCGGCCCAAACCTGCGTCGACAGCTGCTTGGTCGGCACCTTGTCGATCGAGGTGTTGGTTTCCTGCCAGAAGTTCATGCACAGGCCCGGCTTCACCCAGAACGGCGTCTTGCGATAACCGCTGCCATCGGTGGCGAGATCGGAAATCGGGCCAAGCAGCGGGTTGTCGAGTTCGAGGTGAATGAACGTCCACCCCAGCAGGGTCTGCAGCTTGCCCTTGTAGACGACGCCGCCATAGGACGACTTGAAGTCTTCGCTGGTCGCCGGAACTTCGGTCAGGAGCGCGTCATTGTCGTCCGCCGTCAACACCATGAAGCGCTCGATCTCTTCATCCTCGAGCGCGTACTGCTGCGTCAGCATCTTGTTCGCCCCGCGCAGCTTGTTGGTGTTCAGCTTGGTCGCGCTGCCGCCGCCGCCAAGCGTCGCGGGCAGAATGTTCGAGCTCGGGAACGGCGTCGAAATCTTCTGCTTGTCACTGCCGCTGACGATGGGATCGTAAAACCCCTCAAGGATGCGCTGATCCCATGCGCGGCGAACGGTGCCCGCACCGGCCGTCACATAGGAACCGGTCAGCTCGATCGAGGTCGCCAGCTTGTCGGCATTGTCGACCAGCTCGGCGAAATAGAGCTCGTTGGGCTTCGACAGCCACACGCCGTCATGGGAGGTGTTCCCGTATTTGGTATCGCCGTGGCGTTCGGACGCCTCCTGCGGCGCGCTATTGCCGACAAGATCCTTGACCTTGACCATCTCGGCGCCCGCATCGTGCTGTTCCATCACGGCGGCGCGGAGCTTGGAGCGCTGCTGCTGCAGCACCATCTCGACATTATTCTTGTATTTCGTCTGAAAAGACGCGGGTACCTGAAACGACATCGCATGTGCCCTTTCGTCAAAAGGTTTGAACCGATTGCGAAGGGCTTGCCGGTCAGGTGCCGGGCCTCTCTATCGTTTTACGCCCGCGGTCGGCGGCTGCTCCGCAGCTGGGCCCAGGGCCAAACGGCTTGCCCGGGACTTGGACCCGGTAACGGGGATGGCCATCGGCCACCCCCGCCGGGTCGCAGAAACAGGAAAATGCCGCACCCGCGACTCGCGGTCAACCGGTGCTTTTCCCTGTCAAGGCGATTTATGCACAGTCCCGAAGTTTAGAACGGGAAAGAACCCTGTGCCGGTGGCACGTCGGGATACCGGTGCCCGTTCATCACTTCGCTGACCCTGCCGGGATTGACCCCGACAAGCGCAGCGGCCTGGTGCTGGTAGAGGCCCTGAGATTTCACCAGGTACCGGATATGTGCCGCCATCTCGGGCGTCACAGGCGGAGATGCTTTTCTCCGTACTGCCATAGTCGATCGTCCTTAGTTGGCGATCATTGACGTTGACAATCCGACTCTCGGAACGCAGAAGCGGGCCGCTAGCAAAACTATCCGCGCCATGATCGCGGGTTTCCTTAAAGCCCGGGTGTTCCACCACCCGGGCTTTTTCGTGGTTAATGAGAAGGACGCTCGAGTCGAGACGTACGCACGATCGACCTGTGCATAACTATCTCGGAAGGGGTATTGACCCTCCGCTCAAACCTAAATCCCCTGCGCCGCCCGCCGGTCCGCCGCCTGCCCGACCGCGGCCTCAAGCCGCTTCCAGCGTGCATGCTCGGGCGTTCCCGGCACCATCACCTTGGCGCTGATCGAGGCATCGCCCTTCATCCGGTCCATTTCCGCCTGCGCCTCGCTGCCCGACAGGCCGAACGACTGGCGGCCGCCGCCATCGATCATCGTATCCTCGCGGATGCCATTGCCGATCTTGACCAGCAGGCCCATCGCCTTTTCCGGCCCCAGCGCGCCGCGCATCGAAATCAGGTCGCTGCGGCCCAGCCCCAGCGCCCGCGCCGCATTATCCATCGCGGCAAGGTTTTCCTCCCGGTCCTTGCCCCAGCCCTTGGCGATATCGTTCGCCTCCTGCAGCTCGGCCGCTTGGCGGGTCGCCATCGCCTCCAGATCGGCGCGCGCGACTTCCTGCACCAACGCCTGGAACGCCGCGGCCGGCACGCCCGCCTTGTGCGCGATCGGCGCGACGCGGTCGATCATCGCCTTGTCGAACTCGACCGGCTCGCCATTGGCAAGCCGCATGACCTCGCCATCCTCACCCTTCAACGGCTCGACCGCATAGCCATCGGGCGCGTCGGGCACGCCGATCGCCTTGTGAAACGCGGCGACCTCGGCCTCGCTCGCGCCTTCGCCCGGCACCTTCACGCGGCCCGTATCGTGGATGGCCTTTTCGGCAGAGCGCAGCGCCTTGGCCATGCCGTCAAGATCCTTGAACCCCTTGGCCTTGACCCAGTCGCGGTTCGACGCGCTCTCGCCATCGGTATCGGCCGAAAGCGAGCCATACCAATCGGGATCGGCACCGCCCGCGATATCGCCGCCCGCACCGGGTCCCGCACCAGCACCGGCATCGCCGCCAGCACCCGCATCACCGCCAGCGCCCGCACCGGCCCCCGTACCGGCCCCCGCACCAGCGCCACCAGCATCGCCGCCCAGCATATCCGCCGCGCTGCCGATATCGCCGCCAGCAGCTGCCCCGTTATCACCGCCTTCAAAGTCCATCGTCGATCTCCATCAGTTGCTGCACCTGTGCCTCATCGAGGTTCAGATAGTTGATGATCCGCAAGGCCACGTCCTGCCGTCCGGCAAGCCGCGCCATCATCAGCGGATCGGAATTGAAATTGCTGCGGCCCAGCCCCGCATAATCGCGCAGGTCCGCCAGCACCGCCTCGCCCGGCCGATGCACCCGCCCCTCCTCATCGAGGAACAGCCAGCGCCAGAGCCACCGGCGCGGCACCACGGCCCAGAATACATCCTTGACCATGCGCGACACGCATATCGCGCGCCAGCGCAGCCGGTTGCCGGGGGTGACGCTCACTTGCGACCTGCCCAGCTGCCCCACAGCACCCAAGGAACCCATACGCGCAGCGGCAGGGTTGCCGCCCCTCGGCGACGCCAAATATGCAAGAAATGTCGAAACCGCTCAATCATCACATCCCCCCCTGCACGGCACCGGCCTTGGCAAGATCGAGCGCGGCGCCCGCCGATTTCTCCATCGCCTCGGCATCGATCGCCGCCTGCTTATCCTCGGCCCGTTGGCTGCGGATCTGCGCCACCACCTTGGGGTCGCGGATATAGCTGGGGTTCACGCCCAGCTCGCGCGCCACGCCCGGGGCCAGCTCGTCCATGTCCAGCCAGTCGAAGGTCGCGCCTTCATCGATCTGCGCCATCGGGGTCAGCGCCTCGATATACCGCATGGTGCGGCCCACCGCCTCGGCCCGCGCCATCGCGGCCAGCATGTTCTCATATTCAATCACCGGCCACGCACCCGCCTCGCGCACGACCTCGGGCATCGCCTCCAGCTGGCCCTCACGCAGGGCGATATCCATCTCGCGCTGCGACACCGGATCCTGCTTTTCGGTGGCATATCGGCTCGCAAAGGGGCGGACCAGCACGCCCTGCTTCGCCATCACCTCCAGCACTTCGGTCGTGGTCATCCGCGAATTGGGATCGGTCAGGATCTTGTAGAACTCTTCCAGAAACGCGGTGCGGATCACCCCGCGCTCGACCTCGATCTCATTCTCGGCAAAGGGCAGGCCAGCTTCGCCCCCCGGCATGCGCGCGACCAGCACGCGGCCATCCTCGCTCACCAGCCCGGGGTTCAGCCCGCCCGGCTTGGTCGACAGCCGCGTGACGCCATCGTCATTGTTGAACAGGATCGCCGGATCGACCGCCTTGTGCGCGGCGCGCAAAGTGGTGCGGCGCATCGCATTGGCGCCATGGATCGCGGGCAGCACCTTGATCGCGGGGCTGCGCCCGTATTTCTCGCGCGGGCTTGTCGAATGGCGCGACACCGCGATCGGCATGGTGTGATATCCGCCGCGCCGCAAATAGATCTTTTCATCCAGCGCCAGATAGCGCGACCCGATGGGAAAGCGCCGGTAATCCAGCATGTCCTTATCCCACCAGTCATTGGGCATGACGATGTGCAGGATCTCGAACTGGGTGTGTTCCTTCCCGTTTTCCAGCGCGTCGATCATCTTGGGCGTCAGCGCCGCCTTGCCGAATTGCTGCGACAGCTGCCGCGCCGTGCGCTTGAAGCAGCGGAACACCGTATCGACCAGCCCCGAAAAATCGGTGTCGATATAGGTCTCCGACAGATGCAACGTGCGATAGAACAGCCCCGTGCCATCGGGCCGCTTTTCGGTCCACATGGGCGAGGTGCCGTACCGGCCAAGCTGGTCCCAGTCTTCGTTCGCCGCCGTCCCGAAACCGGTGCGCGATGCATGGCGGATCGCATAGAGCCGGTTGCCCGCCCGCTCGCACCACAGCCTTACCTCGCGGATCTTCATCAGCTCATCGTCGGCGAACTTGGGACGGATATACTGGCTTTCCTCGGGCGTGGTGATGGCAACGCCCGCGGCGGCGAACCGCTCCAGCGCGGTCACATGGGTGACATCGAAATTCTGCGCCCCGCGAATGCCGCCCGGCGTCACCTGGTCGAACCCGCCCGCCCCGTCGGGGAAGCGTTCGTCGATCTCGCGCCACATGTTTTCATACGGGCCGCGCTCTTCCTTCAGCCGCCCGAAATCGCGGATATCCGCCTTCGCCAGCTCTTCATCCTGCAGTCTGTCATCCATTGCGGGTCACCTCTTGGTGAAGGGGAAAAAGGATGTCGCCGCGCGGAAGATCCCCATCACCGCGCGGCGACCACGAACGTGGCGCGTCAGAACACCACGTCGTGTTTCAGCTCGGTCCGGCTACCGGGCGGAAGCGGCAGCGCATCGGGCCGGTTGGCATAGGCGACCAGATCGCCATCGATGACGAGGCCATAGCCCGCCAGTCTGGCGATCCCGCCCTTGCCGGCGGCAGGCCCCTCGACCTGCAGGCTCGGCACGTCGAGCAGCAGCCGCTCGCCCGATCGGCGCCAGGCATTGCCCTCGACGGTAAAGGGCGCGACGCCCGCGATCTCGCGCTTGCCATCCGACAGCACGACCATGACGCTGTCGGCATCCTCGATCAGCGCCAGCAGCTCCTCGGCCTTCAGCGGCTTGTCGACCGGCCCGACGCTACGCGGCGTGGGCGGCAACTCGGCCCTGATCGCGGCGGCTTCGTTCTTGGCCCGCGTCGCCACCCCCTTCTGCGCCGTCAGCTGGCGTTTCGTGGCGGCGAGTTCGGCCTCGACCGGCAGCAGCAGATGCACCGACCCGTGAACGATCTGGCGGAACAGCGCGTCCTTGAACTGCTGTTCGGGCGGCAGCTTGTCGAATTCGACCAGGCACGGATGGGTTTTCTTTTCCACGTCCTTGACCTTGCCGTATTTCCAGCCCGCCTCGAGCTTTTCCTTCATCCAGTTTTCATGGCTGGCAGCATCGCCCGCTTCGGGGTTCGCGATATGAAATTCCACGCCGTTGATCGCACTTTCGCGCTGCCATTCAGGCGCGTCGACCCATGGCATCTGGCTGTCATCACCAAGCGATTTGCAATAAGCAGCATTCGCCGCATGCGCCATCGCCGCAATCGTCTCGATCGACGCGGACGCGATTACCGTATTCGCCATCACCTATCTCCTTTTCAGGGCCGACAAACCGGCCTCAATTACCCGCGATAAACTTGGCCCCGCCGCCGGCCTCGGCCCCGCCGGTCCCGGTCAGCATGTCCGCCGCGCCGCCGCGCCGCTTGCGCAGCGCGTCATTGCGCTCGGCCTCCATGGCCGCATCGTCGCGCGACACCGGCCCGGGCTGCGCCACGGTCTTTTTCTTGCCGCCCATGGCCAGCCCCAGCACCCCGCCGGTCACGAACCGGCCCACCGTCTTGATCACCTTCGACATGTCAGAAACCTCCTCGCAAAACGTCGAAATCACTGTCGTTCTGGATGGGAAGCGTGGCGACGCCGATCCGCGTCTGCCCACCGGCAGACAGCGCGGGCGCGCGGTCATATTCGAAACAGCCGTACTGGCAGGCATCCATCAGATCGCCATAGCCCTGCACCTTGACGGGCTGGTCGGTGTAATGCCCGTCGCCGCTGCTGGCGCGCACCCGGGCATAGTAATATTTGGTCATGAAGGCCCGGCGCAGCATCTTGCAGCGCTTGTGGATCAGCAGCCCGCGCTCTTCGCCAAACGGCATGTTGAGCCGCGCCCGCGCCGCCTTCAGCCGCGGCCCGATGGCGTTCCTGGGCACCTTGGCCTTGCGCACCCTGTGGCCCAGCCCCTTGGAAAAATCCTGCCGCCAGCTGCGGAAATTCACCGCGCCTTCGCCCTGCGCCCCGGCGGGATCGCACACCGCATCAGCCAGCTCGAAATCCGGGTATTTCTGGTTGAGCAGATTGCGCGTCATCGTGCCCAGCGCCTCGCCGCCCATGCGGTTGACGACGATATCGCCGTCATGGCTTTCAAAGACCGCCGCGATTTCCTCCAGCACGCGCAGCTGCCCCTTGACGGGCTGCGCGATCAGCACCCCGCCGACAAGGCCCTGGTCGGCCCACACGATCAGCGGCAGGCCGGGGATGGCCTCGAACTCACCGCCATGGATCTTGTCGACATATTCGGGAAAGACCGACAGGCCGTTGCGCAGCGGGGTGAACCGGCTGCGCAGCATGCGGTCGATATATTGCTCATCGCCGCGCGCCTTCGCCAGCGCATATTGCCGCTGGTAATAGCCCTGCGGCAGGTTCGACAGGTTCTCCGCTTTGGGATTGACCTCGCCATTGTCGTTCACCGCCTCGGGCTGCTGGAAATAGGCGATCAGCTCGCGCCCGCCCATGATGTCCGACAGCGCTTGCGTAACGCCCTCGCCCAGCTCTTCGGCGACCAGCACCTTGTAGGTCCAGTTGTCATCATCCGCGCCGTTGAGATCGAGAATGATGCACGGATCGACCGGCTGCGGCACGCCGATATCGCCAAAGCGGCCGACGCGCCCGGCAAGGAACTGCAGGATTTCCGGGCTGGTACGGTCGGCTTCGTTGATGAACGCGGCCGTCACCTCCAGCCCGCGCAGCGCATCCTCGACCGACTGGTCGCCGATCGCGCGGAATTCGACCTCGACCTCGACCAGGTCGATAGCCCGCCCATTCGCATCCTGCCGCAGGATCATCGTAAAGCGATGGACGCGCGGCGAAGAGCCGACCCACTGCCCCATGTGCTTGGGCACGACCTTGAACCAGCTGGGGATCGTATTGCGATCGAGGTTCGGATAGGTGTCGCGGATAAATGCAAAGCGCGCCTTGCGCACGATCTGCCCGTGCTCGTTCACCGTCCCCAGCTGCCGCGCGGCGAGCTGGAGCATCTTTTGCGCACTGGCAATCGTCTTGCCCGATCCCACCGGACCCATGATGCCGACGATGAAAGCATTGGACGCCACGAACGCATCGGCCACCGGACCGATCCGCTTCAATGCCCGATTGGCCCGCCGCGCCTCGCGCTGATGCGCTGCGATCATGGCGTCGGCTCCCCATCCGCATCGGCCGCCTCATCGCCGCGGTCGGGCCATTCGTTCCCGTCCACTTCCGACCAGTCGCCGATCAGCACCTCATCGCCGCCCAGCAATCCGCCCTCATCCTGCGGATTGACGTTGAGCCCCGGCACGGCCAGCACGAAGTCGCCGTCGATCGACATATCGACCGCGACCGGTTTCTTGCTCTCGACGTATGGCAATAGCCCCTCCGCACAGCGCACGCGCAGTGCCTGCGCCTCGCCAAATGTCATCTTGCGTTTTTCCGGATCGAGATTGCGCGAGATCTCCATCAGCGCCTCGGGCTGGCTCGAGGCGATCTCCATCATCACCAGCGCGGGATGCCGCCCATGCGCCAGCAGGAAATTACGGAAATCGTCATTGCGCCGGTTGGGCGTGCCCTTGGGCCGCCCGCGCCCGCGCTTCTCGCGCTGCTCCCGCGCATGCCGCGCCACCGCCAGCGGCCCGGCAGACCGCCCAAGGACCTCAGCCGACGCGGCCAGCTCGTCAGGCGTCACGGGATCGAGCATCGACAGCTGCTCTTCCTCGGCCGCCGCGTCGCGCACCAGCTGCTGCGCCTCGCGCAGGCTGGCATCCATCACGGTCTTTTCCCCACGGCTGTCATCGCGGTCAGTTGACATCGCAGCCCCCCGCTCTAGCCTGTGCCGATCGACGCAGCTTTTCCCGATCAGATCCGGAAAGCATGGCACCCCGACCCGTGGCCAGTTCAGCCACCCGGCGCTGCTCGACCCCCAACCCCGACCCGATGGTGCCGCTCAAACCTTGGCGATTTCCGGCCACGCCGCACTTGATACCGTGATCAATCAGGTCCGATCGGAAACGCCGATCCAAATTCCGGCCAGCCTCGCGCGCCAGCCCCCTCGGGGAGATCGCCGCGCGAAATGGGGGCATGGGGGGGTGCCCGGCCCGATCGAGGCCCCCCTGCCGCGCCTGGGCGATGCGACGCCGTAGCCTGCTAGGCTGATGCCGAAGGCCGGAAAATGCAGCAACGCCAACGCCTTGCGCGCACCCTTCCAACCGCAGTCTTCCAACTCGCTCTGATCGACAGCCCGAAACCCGCAGAAATCCGCCATTCCCGACCAACGGTCGCGCACCGCCCCGATCGAGCCCATCGCCCCCGCCGGCCACCGCCCCGCCCAGGCGAAAACGCCCAAAGTTTTCGCGGAGAGGGGCGTGAAAGTGACCCCTCCAGCCCAGCTGGACGACGCGGCGGTCATATCGACCCGCCAGAATATTGCCGTCACCGAGATCCGCAGGCCCGGTTCCACGCTCGCCATCTCTGGAACCGCTTGGAACCGCTCTGGAACCGCCTCTGGAACCTATATCTATCTGTAATACATAGATATGTTTATACGGTTCCACGGTTCCAGCGTCTCGTACGCGTATATGCGCGCGTGATCGCGCACACACGGGCGCGCGCACATGACGCGAGACCACAGGCTGGAACCGCTGGAACCGAGAGAAAATCGTAGCGATTTCAATGGATTGCCAGTTCCGCGTGCGGTTCCAAGCCGGTTCCGCTGGAACCGCTCCCCCTGACCCGATGGCACGCCGAGAATTGACATCCAATTTCCTCGCAGAGCCACGGGCCGGGGTCAAGCGACCAGCCACAGCAACCCCCAGCGCTCTCCCCTCCCCAGCGGGTCGGGGATCGAATGAGCGGCCGCGCACCGCGTCGGCTACGCCGCCGCTGCGGCCGCGATGTATCGGGGTGAACACGCAAAACAGGGCCGCATACACGGCACCATTCACTTGTGGATAGCGCGATTGACACACGCATTCATGCGGGGTTCCAGCGATCATTCCGCCTCTCCCGATTTTTGCTTTTCGCGCCATTTCAGCACCGCGTCCCGCTTGCTCTCGGCAGGCAATTCATCCTCGTCCAGCACCACATGCAGCGGCACCAGCACCGCCCGCTGCGAGCTGTGCGAAAACTTGACCTTGGGCCCGTCGATCGCGCCTTCGGGCTCAAATCGCTCCAGCGCCTGGCGCCACACGCCGCCGGCCCACTTGGTGTTCTGGAACAGCGCATCGAGGCCGCGATGCTTGGCCGCGACCGCCAGGAAGATCGGATCTTCCTTGCTGGCCATGCTCGTGCCCCAGCGGCCCGGCTTAACCACCTTGCCAGCGAAATCGCGCTCGTCGGGATGCCAGCTCGCATTGACCAGTTTCAGGCCCATCTGCTGCAGGCGCTTGTCATATTTGCCCACGCCCTCGGCAAAGGCGTCCAGCGGCACCATCAGCTCGTTGACAGCCAGCGCGACCCAATGGCTCAACGCCTCGCGCTCTTCGCCGCCACGCGCCTGCACAGGGCTGGTCAGCACATGCGCCAGGCACATGGCCTGCTCGCTCTCCGCCTCGCTGATCTCGGCCATACGATCGGGTCGGGACTTGTCGACCCACGCATTCACCGCCTCGTCGTCGGGCAGCCCGTCATTGAGCAGGCGATAGGCGCAGGCCATCAGCGTGCCGAACTGCATGCAGGCGCGCGCATCGTGCCCAGCCATGGACAGCGCCGCCTGAAACCGGGCGCGCGTCTCCATCAGGATCGGCCAGCCATCGATCATCCGGCGCTGCAGCTTGCGCCCCAGCTCGGGCAGGCCGTAATTCGCCAGCACCGGCGGCTCCGCGCCCTGCTTGAAGGGCTGCAGCTCGAGGATGCCCAGACGGCTCCTGTCCTGCGCCGGCAAGGGCGGGATCAGGATCGAGCTGAACATGAAACAGCTCGCCAGCGTGAATTCCTTGGCATTGTGGTCCTGCGACCCGCGATGCGCCTTGCCGCCGCTCGATGAAATACGCGCCAGCTTGATGACCTCGTTGACCCGGCGATTATCCGCCTCGGCCTCGATCTCGTCGAAGATCACCGGCACGGTCGAATTCTGCAGCGACTGGCGGATCGCGGCAGAGCTGGCCTCGGCGGTGCGGAACTGCGCATCGCCCAGCAGCTGGTGAATGATCTGATCGTCGCCATTGATCGACGATTTGCCCGTGCCGCGCCCACCCGTGATCCAGATATTCGGCCGCCAGTCGAGCGCCCCGCCCAGCATCGCCGCGCCGATCCAGCCCAGCAGGAACACCGGGTCCATCAGCTTGCGGCGCCAGTGCCAGCGGTTCAGCAGGCCCAGCAGCTTTTCGCCCGGCTCGCTGTCCACGTCCTCGTGCCAGGGCCGGGGTATCGGCGTCGCCGCCTGATAGACATGGCGCTGGAACAGCCCGGCATCGTACCAGGTCCAACCGCTGATCTCGCCCTTGGCCGTGTGCTTGCTGGCAAGGATCTTGTCGCCGTAGTGAATGACAAGGCCATTCGCCTCGTGCCGATGCGCCCCGCGGCCGCGCATGCGCCCCGCAGGATCGAATATCCCCTTGCGCGCACATTCCTCGATCATGGCCCGGCTCGCCTCGGCCTGGTCGAACCCCACGATCTCGGGCGGCGCGACCTGCTTACGGTCCTTGCCGCGCCCCTCGAACTTGGGGGCCGACCATTGCGGGAAACTCGCCTCCAGCCAGTCGCTGGCCGGGCCGAACAGCGCGATCAGGCTGTTCTTGCCGTGGCGGTTCCCCGCCTCCAGTCCGACCAACTGGCCGTTGTAATCGAGATAGAAACACAGCTGCGACCCGCCGATATTGCTCGATATGCCCAGCGGCCGCACCGGGCAGCCGGGCGGAAACGGCGGCCGCTCGCGCTTGGCCAGCTCCACCGCCTCGCCTTCCTGCGCCATGACCGGCGCTACCACCGGCGAGGCCAATGCATCGCGGATCGGGTCGCTCATCTCGGAACCTTGAAACCGGCAGCATTGCGATGCCCGCCGCCGCCGAACTTGGCCGCGATGGCAGATACATCCGCGCGATCGTCGGTCGACCGCAATGAATAGCTGGTCGTTAGCTCCCCGCGCACAATCGCAGCGGCAAAGCACGCATCGGGCCAGTCCTGCAGCAGCCGGTGACCGACGTCACTGGCAAGGCCATAGGGGCAGTCGACGCCGATGCCATATTCGCCGTCGATGACAACGCAGGTCGCTCGCTCGACAATCTCGTCAACCAACCGGTCCCGCCATGCTGCAATCGCCATGCCTTGGGCTATTGCACCGTCGATATCGGCATTGATGGCCGTCCAACGCTCGAAATTGGCTTCACCTGCAGTCAGGGCCAGATGCAGGAACTTGCTGCTATCGCCCAAATCGAAGCGCCAAAGATCGCGATCCTCGACCAGATCGACAAGCATGGGCCTTGGCCCGCCTTCATTTGCGAAATCCCATGCCATGCCGGCACCTGATCGATCCATGTCGAACAAGGCGCGGATCGGCGTATAGCCGCCCTTCTGCAAATCGGCGATCATCGCGGAAACGACTTTCAGCGTGAACCGTTCAGGTTTTTCCTTGTAAGTGGCAAAGGGTTCCAGATTTTCCCTTGCTGTCTTGTGATGATCTAGCACCACGATCGACGCAGCCCGCCCCACAGAGACGAGATCCGCCATAACCGGCGCTGGAAACGAAAAATCGACGATTAGGACGTTCTTGCCTGCGACATCGATATCGGGTTCCATGCCATAATTGCGCGCCACATATTCGCAGCTATCGCCCCAGCGGACCCAGCACGCCCACGCGGCGGTAAACCCATCCATGCACTTGTCGTGATAGACGACGATATCAGGCGCCCACATTGGACCCTCCATTTTCGGTTTTCAGCCCGCATTTCGCGGCGATGCAGCCATCGGCAAAACTGGGCGGCACATGCGCGGCGCAGCCCTTGCACCACACCTTTCCGGCTGCGGCAGCGGCCACGATCTCAGGCGCGGGCCGGGGTTCGCGCAGCCATTTGTCGGCGGCGCTCTCCATCGCACTGGGGGCCGCGTTCAGATCGATGCGAACAGGCTGCGGGCGTGGAGAGACATTCGGGCGGAGAGTAATCTCGCACGACGGCAGGGACCGCCCTTGTTCCTTCCGGTGCCTCTCCTTTGCCAAGCCGCGCCCGCGGTCGGCTCGAGAAAACCCCCCTGCCGCAATATCGTCGCCGCCTAGGTGAAGTTCGCCTTCACCGCCCACATCGCGGCCTGTTCGTAATTCGTCAGCGCGATCGAACGCCGGCGATTGTCCGGCACGTTCGCGCGGATGAATTCCATCAGATCCTCGGTCCGCGCCTTGATCTCGGCCACGACGTCGCTGCCTGACGGGTTGAATTCGGGAATGGTCGTTTCCTTGTCCATTGCATTCTCCTTTGGACATTGCGGGCGAAAGCGCACCCGCGCGCATCTCATGGCGCCGTACCAGCGGCACCGGCCGCAGCCTGCAGCCCGCCGCTCGGTCGAAACCCCAGCGCGTCAAAACACTCACCGTGAAAGCCCCGTCGCCAGCGCTTCGACCGACACCGACGCAAACGCGAACGCCTTCAGGCGCGGGCGATCCGCCACCCGCCTGGGCGGCAGCACCGGCATCATGTGTTCGAACGGATCGGCCAGCCAGTAGCGCGGCGCGAATTGCGTCGGATTGCGTCGGATTGTAATGTGCCATCATGCTCCCCTCGCGGCCTTCGCCCGCGCACCCCACGCCTCGGCGCGGATCCAGTCGTTGATGTCCTTGACCGGCAGGCCGTTCACCTTCTCGGGCGGCACGACCAGGCTCACCTCGATCCCGCGCGCCTGCTGGCGGCCGATCGAGCGCTCCAGCGCCTCCTGCGCGGTTTCATTGCCATCGTCGCGGTCGGTCACGATGGTCAGCCGCCGGGCTTTCTCGGGCAGGATCACCGCGCCCATATTGCCCAGCGAAATCGCGGCGACGATCCGCGCCTCGGGCATCTTCATGCGCACCGCGATCGCGTCCTCGATGCCTTCGGTCATATAGACCGGCTCGCCCTCGACCATCTGCGACATCGGCTTGCCGCTCGATCCCTTGGAAATCGGGATGAACCCGCCGCCCATCGGGCCCAGCACCTTCTTGGGCTGGGTCACATCCATCTTGCCCCACCCCTTTTCGGGATGGTTCGCCAGGAACGTGCGATGCGTCGCCACATGCGTGCCATCGGCCAGATAGATCGCGGCCACCATCGCGGGCACCTTCACCCGCGCTTCCTTGCAAAAAACCTCGGGGTGATAGCGCAGCACACCCGGCCACCGGTCAAACGGGTCGGGGCGCAGCATCCGCGCCCGCAGATAGAAATCCACCGGCGTGCGCGCCGTCTCGGCCTCGGCATGCAGATAGAGCGAGCGCGCACCCTTCATCTTGGCGGCGCGCTCGCGCTCCAGCTCGGCCTCGTGTCGGGCCGCCCGCTCGCGCGCCACGCGGGCGCGGGCCTCTCGTTCCTCGGGCGACAGCCGCGCCGGGCGATCGGGGGAATATTCCTCCTCGATCCCCAGCCAGTCCTTGGCCCACTGCACCGCGCTGCGCTTGTCGGCCAGCCCTTGCGTCGCCTCGATCAGATCGAGCATGTCGCCATTGCTGTCGGCGGCATAATCGCGCCACTTGCCCTGCCGCGCGCCCGACAGCTCGACGACAAGGCTCTGCCCGCGCTCACCCTCGATCGACCCGACTTTCAGATAATGGCCATCGCGCACGCCATTGGGCAGCAGGTGCGGCGCCAATGCCGCCACCTGGTCGCGCAATCGCTGCTCGATCTCGGCCACTTCCATCATGTCAGGCGGCCACAGCGGCTTTCTCGGTCGCATCGGCCTGCCGGATCAGCGCCGCGGCCAGCTCGCGGGACATGCGAGGAGAAAGCGATTGCGCCACGGCCAGGTGAGGCGTCTGAAGCCCAAGGACGATGTACCGATGCTCGCCCGTCTGAACGGAAAAATGCACCCCTTCGCAAGAGATCTCGGTGCCCCGTTCTGTGATCTTACCCCCCGCCATGAAATCAGGCCGCCTTGGCGCGCAGATACCAGTTCCCCGCGCCCAGCTCGAAGCCATAGGGCGCATCGGCGACCAGCAGCATATCGGTGTCGTCAGGGTCCGCCCCCACCGCCGCCCCGCGCCGCACGATCACGCGCTGGCGCTCGTCAGCGGTCAGCACCAGAAAGCACGGCCCCGCGATCGCGCCACTATCGGCCGACAGCGCGACCACGCCATGCACGCCGCCAGGCCCGTCGCCCATGCCGACCAGGTTGAAAACCGCGCCGATCCCGGCACGGCCGGACATCGCGGGCGGAAAGATCGAGTAGTTAAGCGCCATTTCGTGCCCCTAAATGGTTAGATTAACGGTATTTTAGCTTCCGCCCGTTCGAACCCAGCGCAGGGTTTGGTAAACGGGGAATTCAACATGATTGATCAGGCTTCACGCGGCGTCCTTGCGGTCCGCATCCAATCGAGGAAGATCGTAGAAATCGTTGGGTTCAACCTGCCCGCCCGTCAGCTGATAGATCCGAGCCATCAAATCGCCCCCGGGGACGATCGGTTCGACAGCTCGCTCCATTTGACTGACATAGGGTTGCGAACAGGCGATCGCTGCGCCGAGCTGCGCCTGCGTCATCCCACGCAATTTTCGCCACTTCGCCAGTTTCACGATCATCCATCCGTACCATCGCCAAGATATTACGGACAGTTATGTCTTTCCGCTCGACATAAGCAAGTAGCGGGGTCAGATTATAAACAGATGGGATATATTCTCGCCATGACACCGCGAAACCGAGTGCGCGAGCTTCGCAAGGCGAAGGGTATGAGCCAGACTGAGCTGGCGCAGGCCGCCGGCATATCCCAGCCCGCCATCAGTCAGATCGAGAACGACACCAGGCCGATTACGCTGGATTGGCTTCGCACCTTCGCGCGTATTCTGGATGTCACGCCCGCCGATATCCTCGACGATGACGATCACCCAGACCGCCTTTCCCTCGAAGAGCGCGAACTGATCGAAAACTTCCGGGCCGCCACCGCCCAGCAGCGTGAGATGATCCACCGCATTGCCGAGCCGATCGAGAGCAATACGATCACCATCGACTTCAAAAAGACGGGTGGCGACGAACCGCAGACTAAGCGGAAGATAGCTTGACCTAATCAAATTTCTGGCAGGGTTCGATCTGATGGCGGGATCTTCCGAACAAGAAGATATACACCACCACGGCGGTGGAACGCTTTCCACCATGACCCCACGGCAAGACCAAACGTCGAGTGCATTGCATTATAGTCGCGACGCGATGCCCTCTGAAAACGCGCCAACTGCAGACACCCGTGATACAACCGGTGACGACTATAGCGGCCTCATAACTGCGGGCAGCCTCATCCTTGTTACAGCCATCAGCTTCACCCTGATGAGCCACCATCACACCCTTGCGCGAGCAGGAGCTAATCTCATGGAAACCGTTCGAAAGCGCGCCGCAGCGGTCATTTGCGTTGGCATCATGATCGTCGCTGCCGACCGCCTCGTAATTGGCGATCTCGTCAGGCGCGACCACTTCTGGCGCGACATGCATGAAGATGGCTGGATAGCATTGGTGGGCGTCGCGATCGCCCTTATCGGCCTTTACCATTGGATCACAGAGCCAACACATAAAGAAAAATAACGCTTGCTTATAAAATAACTGTGAGCAATATAGCCCCGTTCACACCGAACGGAGGCACCGAATGTCTTACCAGAACCGCTCTGCAAGCGCGTTCCCGGCCCTCTCGGCCGATGAAGACCGCACCTGCACCATCCATTACATCGTGCGCGCCCTGGGCCGTCACGACTATGGCAACCACCGCCGCGTCACCTATGTGAAAAAGCTGGTCGAGGAACGCGGCCTGCCCGCGCCCTTCCCGCACCTGCGCGGCTCAAAGCTCGTCGACGAAGTCGCCATGGACAGCCGCTGGAACCGCATCGCGGTCGAGGAATGGCTGCACGACTTCCTCCCCCCCGACACCGCCGCCCTCCTCGACCGCGCCGCGCAAAGCGCCGCCGCCGACGACATGGACGCCAACGCGGCCAATCTGGGCCTGCGCCTCGTCACTGGCGGCCGCCAGTGAAGATCCCCGGCAACCGCCACGACGATTACCGTCCCGACGAGATCATGCAGGCGGCCTTCATCGCCTTCTGCCTGTGCGTGATCGCGCTCGCTTCCCCTTTAGTCGCGGCGATCTTGCTGTGACGGCGCGCCAGCCTGTCCCCGTCGGGCTGGCGCGCCAGATCGCGCTGCTCTGGCCGATCTGGATCGTCTGGCTCCTCTTTCGTGGAGATCCGCGATGCTGAACCTTCCCATCTCCCATGCCGACGCCGCGATCGTGCTGGCCATGCTCGCCTTCGCGCTGGGTCTGCCCGCAGGCGCGGGCGCCATCGTCCAGCGCCGCGAATGGCGCCGCCGCGAACGCGCCGCTGCCCGCCGCGCCCGCAGGAGCCGCCGGTCATGAGCGTCCCACGCACCCGCCGCGAAGCCAATCGCATCAGCCATCTCGAGCTGATCGCGCCCTCGCGCCTCGCCCATTTCCGCCGCGTCGAGCAGCTGCGCCCGCTGAGCGAGGCCGAGCGCGAGACCCGCGACCTGTTCATCCGCATCCGCCACCAGCGCGCCGAAAGACAGCGCGCCAATGGCACCTACCCGAAAGGACGCGCCCATGGAGCATGAACCCATCCCCGCGCCGCCCCGCATCGAGGCCATTTCCGTCCGCGCGATGGAAGACATCATGGCCGAGCGCCACCGCCAGATCCAAAAGTTCGGCCACACTCCGGAGCAAGACGTGGCCGCTCACCGCGACGCCCCCAGTCGCGTCCCCCGCCTCTCCCGCATTGCCGCCCGGACCGCGCGCGATGCGGGAGAGGATCTGCAATTCGGCAAGCTGGAAACGGCCCGCAAACACGCCATCCAGTCCGCCGCCACCGCCCTCGCCCTGGTCGAAATGATCGACAATCTGATGGAGGCCGAAAATGGCTGATTTTCCGACGTTTGCGATCTCTGTCCGTCAGCCTTGGGCTTACGCGATAATCCATGCCGGCAAAGACGTGGAGAACCGCGTCAAGCGAGCGATCACAATGGGCGGCATGGATCAGCACAGCCGGTTGGCCATCCACGCAGCGGCAGGCATGTCGAAAGCTGAATACGAACATGCTCGGGACTTTATGGTCGAGACGTGCGGTGTGAGATGCCCACATCCATCAGCACTGGTCCGCGGCGCGATTATCGGCTCCGTCGCCGTAACCGGGATCACCAAAGCAAGCGATAGCAAATGGTTCTTTGGCCCATGGGCCATCCAACTCTCGGAAGCGCAAGCATGCCTTCCCATCCCCTGCATTGGTCAACTTGGCGCTTTTAGATGGGCTCGTGCGGGCATCGATGCGCCTCGCGAACCGTTGCCTTGGATGATGGCTTGGCCCGGCAAGGCACCTCACTCTTCGACAACTCACCCCTCCCTCTTTGAGGCACCAAGCCAATGACCGACTACACCAACACCGGCCGCGGCCCGGGTATGGCCGAACCCGGCCACAACAGCCACCAAACCAGCGAGGATGCGACCGCTACCGACGATCGCCTGCGCCTCCTGATCGAGCGCGTCGAACGCCTCGAGGAAGAAAAAAAGGCGATGTCCGACGACATCCGCGACGTTTACGCCGAGGCAAAGGCCGTCGGTTACGACGCCAAGATCATGCGCCAGATCGTCCGCCTGCGGAAGATGAAGCCCGACGATCGCCGCGAGATGGAAACCATCCTCGAAACCTACAAATGCGCGGTGGGGCTGGGCTGATGATCGCCCAGCGCCTCGACGCTGCCCTGCAGACGGTCCTGGCTCATGCCCAGCCCGCACGGATCTGGCTGACTAGCGATCATTACGGTGCCTTGATCCGCGAATTCACACCAGATCCGACCAACGTACTGGCCCGCTTCTGCGGCGTGCCCGTCAGCCTCGACAACATGCTGTTCAGCTCGCGCATCATTGACACGACCGGACGCAGCTGGCCGATCCATTTAACACCGGAGAAAGCGACATGATCTACGGCGAAAAGGCGACCTACGCCTGCAAGAACCCGTCATGCGGCAAGAACTTCGTGGCCCGCACCGCCGAACGCAAACAGGGCAAGGCGTCGTTCTGTTCACGCTCCTGCGCCTCGATCTACAACAAGCAGTTCGGCGGCACCGCGCGCGAGATCGACACGACCGGGAGGCCCTGCCCGTGCTGCGCCCCCGGCGCCCGGACCGAACGCATGTTCCACACCTGCCCCCGCTGCAACGGCCGCCGCACCGTCCACAGGATCGCCGCATGAAGATCGCGCCCCGCACCGCCGCCACGATCGAAAAGCTGATGCACTCGCTTGGTGCCGATACCGATCTAAGCGTCCAGCCATACCCCCATCCGGATGATCTGAAACGTCAACTCTGGACCGTCTCGGCCAACAGAGGTCGCACCATGTACATGGGGCAAGGTTACAGCCTGTCTGCGGCGCTGGAAGACTTCGACGCTGTCGTGAGGCGAGCCGCATGACCCAGCTCGAAAAGATCGACCGCGCCCGCCTGCCCGCCTGCCTGCGCCACCGCGATGTCACGCTGGCCGACGCACTGGCAGAGCTGCAGCGCGAATATCACGCCCGCGACCTCACCTTTCCCGAATGGTTGAAAAAGGGCCGCATGACCGACACCGAAAGCCGGTATGAGCGCGAGATATTCGCCGCCATGGTCAACGATTTCCGCCGGCAGATCGCAGGCCAGCCAAGCCGCACCGAAAGCCACGGCTTCACCTGGGCACAGCGCCGCGCCGCGCTCCAGCGCGAACTGGCATGGCGCGCCGGCGCCTATCCCGAATGGATCGCGAAAGGGCGCATGCTGCAGGCCGAAGCCGATACCCGCACCGCGCGCCTCTCGGCCGTGCTGGCAAATTACGAGGAAGGCTGGGACTGGCACCCCGATCCCGCCGACCGCCGACCCCTTCACGAACAATGGCGCCCCGTGCAGGCTGCAATCGCCGCCACCCAGCCCGACGCCCAGCAAAGGATGGTGATGTGAAGGACAGCGAAGCATTCGAGCGTGAAGATCGCTACATCGTCATCAAGCGTAAGCACCTGTCCGAAGAGCAGGCGACCGCAATCGATCAGACGCTTGAGATGTATGACGTTGCACAAGTCCCGTTGGCGGTGGTCGTTGAGGGCGATTGGCCGGAATACGAAACGGTCTGGAAGATGATCGAGGGTCGCGTGACCGGTATCGCATCCCAGCCCGCACAGATGGCACCCGATGGGCTTGCGGCTGAATTGGCGGTGCTGGATGCGAAGGCAACGCCGGGACCGTGGTATCGTCTCGATCCGCCTTGGATAAGCGGAGACGTTGAAACGACCATCATGGCTGAAAGTCCCGATCCGCACGTTGCTCGCTTCATTTGTGACTTCGATTTCGCGGGGATGTTTGAGGAAGACGATGGCAAAAAGAGCGAATGCCCAGATGCGGACGCAGACTTAATCCTCGCCCTTCGCAACAGCCTCCCCGCCATCATCGCCTCACTCTCTGCCAGCAATGACAGCAATGCGATGCGTGATGCGCTGACCCTTGCGCGCAATCGTTTGCAGGCGCTCGCTGTCCGTGCGCCGTTCAATTCTGCCGAAGGGTTCGACGCATCCAGATGGGCCGACGAAGCAACCGAAGCCCTCAACACCCCCTAAACCCGCTCCCCACATACGCGCTGGACCCATCCGCGCGAATGGTCGCATAAAGGCCCAAAGACATGCCGATCGACAAAGACCTCCAGCGCAATCGCTTTGCGCAGGCCGTCCGCCTGCTGGGCGGCAATCACGCCACCGCGCAGGCAATTGGCTGCGGCGAACGCACGATCCGGAAACTGCTCTCGGGCGAGGCGGAGATCCACCGCGCCTGGCTCGAAAGCATCTCGATCGCGCTGATCGAGCGGGGCGAGAAATGCCGCCGCCTCGAACGCCATATCAATCCCGCCTTTTCCGGCAATCTCACCCGCGACCAGCTGCTCGACACCCGCGACGATGCCCGTCGCCACGGCGGGAGGAACTGACATGGCCAAAATTCGCATCCCCTGCCTGGTCGGCAAGACCAACGCCGCCGGCATCACCAGCTGGTACTGGCAGCCCAGCGCCTATCTCCGCAAAAACGGATGGAAGGCGATCTCGCTCGGCAAAAACGAAACCGACGCGATCAACGCCGCCCGCGCGCAAAACGAGCGGGTGGAGGAATGGAAAGACGGCGGCTCCAAACCGCGCGAAGTCAAGAAGCGGATTAACCGCGGCACCGTCGCCGGCCTGATCGCCCGCTACCGCGAGGAGATCATGGAGGGGACCAAGCAGGACGGCTCCCCCGTTCTCGCCGACAGCACCAAAAAGACCTACAACACCGCGCTCCGGAAACTGGAGGCATGGGCGGGCAAGCACCCGCTCGCCTTCATCACCCGCAGCCGCGTGCGCGTGCTGAGGAACGCCATGATGGCAGACCCCGAAAAGGGCGGCATCGGCCACCACGCCGCGCACCAGACGCTGAAAATGGGCCGCACCCTCTTCGCCTTCGCGATCGACTGCGAGCTGGTCGAGACTAACCCGTTCGACAATTTCCGACTGGCCGCGCCGCCCCCGCGCGACGTGATCTGGTCCCCGGCCGCGCGCGAAGCGATGATGGCGGCTGCCGCCGCCGCCGGCATGCCCTCGATCGCGCTGGCGGTCGAGCTGGGCTTCGCCACCGGCCAGCGCGAAGCCGATCTCCTGCACCTGTCGCACCGGCAATATGTCGCGATCCCCGAACACAAGATGCAGCCCGAGGATTTCGCGACCCTCGCCGCCCTCGCGCCCGATCATACCCCGCGCGGCATCCGCGTGCGCCAGCGCAAGACGAAAGCATGGATCGAGGTGCCCGTGGTGAACGACACTCGCAACAGGATCGAGGCCGCGATCCGCAGTGCCCGCGCCGGCGGCGTCACCACGGTGCTGATGGATGACACCCGCCCGCGCGAAGGGGGGCTACAGGGCCTTTACGAAGGCAAGGCGGGTCAGACCCGCTTTCAGCGCGACTTTGCCGCTGTACGCACCGCCGCAGCGGCCCAGGCAGAGAATTCCGGCGACACCGAACTGGCGCAGGAACTCGCCGGCATCGAATTCCGCGACCTGCGCCGCACCTGCGTCGTTTTCATGGGCGAACTCGGCCTCGATGCGCATCTGATCGCGGCCATCACCGGCCACGATATCGACGAAACGCAGAAGATCCTGAAAACCTACATGCCCCGCACAACCGGCCGCGCCGCCCGCGCGATCGCCCTCGCCAGCGCCCGCAACAAGCCCCGCCAGGACGACTCAAATCAGGCCGAAGGCTAAAGCCAGTTTGAAGTCAAACTTTGGAAGAGTTTGAAAAGCCGCTCCAGCCTCTTCATAAGTGCTTGAAAAGACTGGAGCGGGTGAGGGGAATCGAACCCCCGTCGTCAGCTTGGGAAGCTGCTGCTCTACCATTGAGCTACACCCGCATTCCAGCGGCGCGCCGATTGCCACAGGCTCGGCATATCGGTCAACAGAAACAGTAACGGCGCCCACGGCCGAAGGAAAATTGTCGCGATTCTGACGCATTCGCTGGCTAGGCGGGTGGCAAGGCGGCATAGGCCGCGTCCCTCTCAGCAATGTCCGAAAGTCCATGAAACTCAGCGCGATAGCACTCTCCCTCGGCATGGCCTCGCTGCTTGCAGCCTGCGCCGCCGGCAACGCCCCCCTTGCATCATCCGAACAGGCACCGGCACAGCCGAGCAACGTCATCCTGTTCATCGGCGACGGCATGGGCGTTTCCACCGTGACGGCGGCGCGCATCTATGACGGCCAGACACGCGGCGAGACTGGCGAGGAGAACCTGCTCTCGTTCGAGAAGTTTCCCGCCCTCGCCCTGGTAAAGACATACAATACCAACCAGCAGGTGCCCGACAGCGCAGGCACCGCCTCGGCCATGAACACCGGGCGCAAGACGCGCGCTGGAGTCATCGATGTCGCCGCGCAGTCGCACCGCGGCGATTGCGGCGAAGGTCTTGCGGCAACCATGCCCAATGCGGCGGAACAGCTGCATGCAAGGGGCAAGGCCATCGGCATCGTCTCCACCGCGCGGATCACCCATGCGACGCCCGCCGCCGTCTACGCCCATGCGCCCGAACGTGATTGGGAAGGCGATGGCGAGATGCCCGAACCGGCCCGCGCCACGGGCTGCACCGATATCGCGAAGCAGCTGACCGGCTTCCCCTTCGAAGTCGCGCTGGGCGGTGGATCGCGCTATTTCTTCGGCCGCGACATGGGCGGTGAGCGGCGCGATGCCGCCGCCGACCTGCCCTCGGCATGGGCCAGCGCCACCGGCGGGCATTTCGTCAGCACGGCAGCCGCGATGAAATCCGTGCCCGCCGACGGCAAGCCGCTCTTCGGCCTGTTTTCGAAAAGCCACATGACCTACATGCTGGAGCGTAAACCCGGCACCAGCGAACCCACCTTGAGCGAGATGACCGCCACCGCCATCGACCGGCTGCAATCGACCGGCAAAGGCTATTACCTGATGGTCGAAGGCGGACGCATCGACCATGGCCATCATGACGGGCGTGCCGATCTCGCCCTTTCCGAAACGCAGGAATTCGCCCGCGCAGTGAAAGTGGCGTTGGGCAAGGTCGACCTGTCGGACACGCTGATCCTTGTCACGGCAGACCACAGCCATGTTTTCACCATGGCCGGCTATCCCACGCGCGGTAATCCGATCCTCGGTCTTGCGCGCGGCAATGACGATCGCGGCGAACCGACGGGAGAGCCGATCCTTGCCACCGATGGCCTGCCCTATACGACATTGGGCTATCAGAACGGCCCGGGTGCCCACCCCGGCCAGCCACGCAGCGCGCCCAGTGACGATCCGCATGCGGTGAAGCAGGCGCTGGTGCCGACCGGCGATGTCTTCAACGGCGTGCATGACCTGTCGGAAACGCATGGCGGCGAAGATGTTGCGCTTTATGCCACGGGCGCCGGTTCATCGGCGGTGCATGGCGTGATCGAGCAGAACCGGATCTTCGATTATCTGATGTCGATCTCAGGCGAATGA